TGTCTAATCCATCAAACCTATATGCAGAAAAAGTCTTTGCTGAGCATCCGACTGGTCTTTGGGCATTGGATGACAAAGCAGACTATATTTCTTTAATTTCAGAAGAACAAAGAGTTTTGTCTGATCCAACAAAATGGGATATAACTGGCGGAACTGTTTCTGCATACCCAGCATCAGTAGATGAGCCATTTACAGGTAGTTATGTAGGGAAAATAGTTGCAACACCAACCCAAAGTGAATCTGCCTCTATAGTTGGGGTAAGCAAGGATATAATAGGTTTTGATAAGTTTAGCCAGTACTTAAAAACTTTTTGTGTTGGAGGATATTTTTATTCTGAAAGTGCATATGTTGCTGGTTTTGAAATTGGGTATCAATATGAAGACACAACTAGTGGACAAAATATAACTAATTTAAAAAACTATGACACTGTAATAAACAGCAACTGGATATTTATATCAGAAACATTTGACACACCACCAGATAACACACAAATAAGGTTAGTGTTTAAAATAAACTTTTTAGGTGGATCAGAAACAGAAGATGTCTTTCTCATAAATGGAATAAGTCTTGGTCAGTGGTCAGAAGAGTTTGCATCCACTTCTCTTGGAATAGAACCTATAGAGATAACTGATAAAAACATTGCACTATCTGCACAAGATGCAGTAGTTGCAAAATGCTATGGACTTCAAGAGTTAGATGCATATTATTTAGTTTCCGATAATATGCTTAAAGCAAAAAATTCAGGAATACCTATGGTTTATGGAACCTCTGGACTTACAACAATGTATCCAAATAATGGAAGGCCATCTCTCATAGTTCCTGGAGTTGGTTTTTTAAACGAGTCTGGAAAGTTTAAAGACTATACTTTTGAAACTTGGCTTAGGATAAACTCATACACTAATGAGAAAAAAAGAATAATTGGTCCTATTGCTTCTCAGGATGGAATATATGTTGATGGGCCTTCTATTGGATTAAAAATAGGAAGTGAGTATGGCACCTATTACGTTGGTGAGTGGACAAGACCAATGCTTGTGCACATGCGTGTTGGAAAGGACACAGCATCTCTTCTTATCAATGGTCAGGAAGTCATACTGCTGAACTACTTGACAGACTTACTTTATTTGCCCACAATGTTGAACAGTACAGATAAAAATCAGGACTGGATAGGATTCTATGCATACGAAGATATTTATCCAATAGAGATAGACTGTGTTGGTATTTATCCATACATTGTTCCAACCGCAGTTGCAAAAAGAAGATTTGTGTTTGGTCAAGGAGTAGACATTCCCGAAAACATTAATACATCTTATAGTGGAACTTCTGTTTTTATTGACTACTCTTTTGCAGACTATACTTCAAATTACTCCTATCCTAAAATTGGTTCTTGGTCACAGGGGTTTAGTGACAACGTATCTGTTTCTAATAGATCTCTTTCTGTTTTGTCTCATCCACTTCCAGAAATAGTTTTATCGTCAAAAACAAAAGAAGAAATATTTTTAGACTGCAAAGAAATTCAGTCATCAGACATAAGAAGTTTTTTTTCTTTTAGGCCCAATACATCCTGGAATTCAGTTTCTGGGTATTTGTTTTTTGAAAACTTTGACTTTATTAATTCTTCAGTTTCTGCATTTTACGGATGCTTTGGATTGCCACAGTCATCAGAATCTTCTCAAACATTATTTAGAATTGAAAAAGAAAACACAAATAGTTATTTTTTAATACAACTATTAAATAATCAGATATCATACACAATAAACTATAACGGAATTTCAGAAACTATATACTCTCCTACGCTAGCACAACCAGGAGAGTTAGTGGATGTTGGGCTTGACATACCAACTTTTGTTTCAAGATTTGGAAATCCAGCATCAGATTTTTTTGGGTCTTTGTCAGATTTGAGAATGTATGTAGGAGGAGATAGGGATGGTACATCAACATTTACAGGTAAAATATATAATGTTGGATTATGCACAAGGTATAATTTTCAAAAAATAAAGTCTTTATTTAATGAAATAGGAGTTCCAATTTGGAATGAAGACTTGTTTAGTGTTTATCAAAATAACCAAATAGTTAATGTAGACGCAGGAATAGACACACTTTCTTTACCACCTAATACAGGAACAAATGATACAGCAAATGGGGCATTGTCTGGTGGGGGCGTATTTATAAATGATGAAGACTCTCTTTTAGATCATGTTGCAAGTTACACTCTTTTGCCAGGCACTGTTTTTGATATATACAAACTTATAGTTTCTGCAAGCGCATATTGGGAAGATCAACTTCCTTTGACGTATTTTGCTGAATCCATTCTAGATAAAAGAGGTGATCAATATTTTGATCTTGATTTTATTCAATTTAATATAGACTATCCCATACCATCAAAGACAATAGCAATAGAAACAAATCCAGAAAGTTGGACTTATGCAGAGTTAGCAGAAGAGTACAGCCTTCCAATTCAAAGAACATATTCCTCTTTAGATAACTATTTGTTTACTGGGTACAACGATTATGAAGATTTAAAAAATAAAGTATCAAAGGACTACAGATATGATACAGATGGTGCAGTTGTAAAAACTTACGTGACATTTCAATACACAGAGTTGGGAGCAAACCAAACTTATTTTTATTTTACAAAAACAGAAAGACCGTCAAGAGACGGAATATTGGTTCCTGGGGCAGATTGGATGACCACGAAATATGAGGTTGTCGATAATATGATTATTTATCCTCCAACTGGAGTAGACTTCAACGACCTGTCTATTGTTACACATATAGAGATGAATGTACAAAATTCAGAAACAAATAATGTTGCCATTAAAAAACTTTCTTATGCTTCTCAAGCACTTAATGAGTCTGATGCAAGTCCAATAGGCACAAGATTCGGCACATCTATTTATCCATACACCAGAACTGGAATTTACTATAACTTTAAAAAGAATAATCCTTTTGCAATTTACACTGGGTCTTCTCCGTATTTATACTTAACTAAAACAAGCGGTATTCAGTTAAAAGGCAAGTATGATCCACTTGTAAATAGAGGACTTGCAATACCCGTAAACGAAAGTAGGGCAGAAGGATTTAAGGTCATAGCAATGCAAATGGCTGTTAGGTTTGATGGAGACTATTTCCCATATGCTCCAACGCAAATATTTGAGTTAGAAAGCAAAGATTCCTACATAAAGTTTTACATGGTGGCCTGTGATCCAACAGGAAGAAGAGCAAAAGTATATGCAATAGATGCAAAAACTGGACTTGTCCAAAATGGAATTGGTTTTTTCTGGAATGGAAAATTGGTTAAAGAGCCAATTATTACTTTGCAAGAGTGGGGATTCTTAGGAATTAACTTTGCAGATAGCCTAAACTTTTCATTTTTTGAAGGTGCCGTAAGATTAACTGGCCCACTACTTTTTAACAGCATTTCATACTACCAGTCTACAAACCTTCAGGAAGTTCAAAACGTATCAGAAAGACCTTGGTTTAGAGTAAAGATTTTGGGATCAGACCCCCTTGACTGGGAATTTTGGGATAGCCCTTCTTTTAACTGGAACAAGGTTCTTGTCCTTTCAGAAACAAGTTATTATGGGGTTGATCCTTCTGATGTCTATAAGAGTTACACAGGAACAAACAAGATCATTGTAGATGACGAAAGACCAGTTAGTTTTGGACAATACTCTTATACTGTGATTACTGATGTCAATTGGAATCAGTTCGTACAAGATGCAGTATGATATGGTATACTTATGGATATGGATTCGCTAATAGACCCAAAAACTGGTCAACCAATTGTAAAAAATGTTAGACGACAGGTAATCGAAAAGAATTACGACTGGGGTCTTTATGTATACAAAAAGGCTAATGGAAAGTGGTTTACAGACGGAAATGGTTCCGTTCTAAATATACCTTCAGACAAAAATGATATCTCTAGAATTGCAGAACTAAAAAAAACGGCAATGCATTATGGAGACCCAGGAGACGGAACATGCGTATTTGTTCCAGGTCTAACAAGAGTTTCTGAAGAAGAGTATTCTGAGCAAGTTGACAGAATGAAGGCAGGACTAATCCCATCTCTAAATGACTTGGGCGCAGTTCAGGCAGCAAAAGACACAATCGCTAAGTATGGAGACGAGGAGTAATCATGGAAGACAATGAGTACGAAATCGGCGCAAGAATTGATGAAGCAGCAAAGAAAGATGACACATTTGCAAAGTCAGATCCATTTAGTGGTAATTGGGAAACACTAAAAACTTTAGACGGGCTAGATTCAAATTTTAAAAGACGCATAAGCAGATCTTCAACCAAGATGGTTGAGCCAACAACACAATATACAACTGCAGCACTTGCTGGAAAAAGCGGTATTGATGGAGCACAATCAAAAGAAATAAATCCAGGACTAGTGTATGTAAACGGTTACGGAATGTTCGATGTAATAACACCACCATGGAACCTTTATGAATTAGCAAACTACTACGACACATCATTTGCAAATCATGCAGCAATCGATGCTAAAGTAGAAAACATTGTTGGTCTTGGATACGAGTTTCATATTTCTCCAAGAACAATGATGAGGCTTGAATCATCAGAAGATAATAGTGCAACACAAAAGGCAAGAAAAAGAATTGAAAGAGCAAAGATTGAAATGCGTGATTGGCTAGAATCTCTTAATGACGATGACTCTTTTACAGCCACAATGGAAAAGGTTTATACAGACTTACAATCAACAGGAAATGGCTACTTAGAAATTGGTAGAACAACTCGTGGAGAAATTGGATACGTTGGACATATACCAGCAACAACAATGCGAGTAAGAAGATTAAAAGACGGATACGTTCAGATCATTGGAAACAAGATTGTTTACTTCCGTAATTTTGGAGCAAAGAATCAGAACCCACTAACAACAGATGCTAGACCAAACGAGATAATTCACTTCAAACAATACTCACCTCTAAACACATTTTACGGAGTGCCAGACATCATGTCGGCTATTAACTCACTACATGGAGACTCTCTTGCTTCACAGTATAACATTGATTATTTTGCAAACAAAGCAGTTCCACGATACGTTGTAACATTAAAGGGTGCGAAACTTTCTGGAGATGCAGAAGATAAGATGTTTAGATTCTTGCAAACAAGTCTCAGAGGGCAGTCTCACAGAACGCTATATATTCCACTTCCAGGTGATAGCGAAAACAACAAGGTTGAATTTAAAATGGAGCCCATCGAAGACGGCATACAGGACGGCTCATTTAAAGAGTATCGTAAACAAAACCGTGATGATATCCTAG